ATAATATGAACGAAGATGAAATCATGATTGAAGATGATGCTATTGCACTAGAAGATAGCGATGACACATCAATCTCTGACGTAGATGTAAGCAATATTATTCCTTTTATTATGGAACGCTATAAGCGGTCTGAAGATTATAGGTATCAGGACGAAGAACGCTGGCTAAAAGCCTACCGCAATTATCGTGGTTTGTACGGACCTGATGTTCAATTTACCGAATCAGAAAAATCTCGTGTCTTTATTAAAGTCACAAAAACTAAAACGCTGGCTGCTTACGGACAAATTGTTGATGTCTTGTTTGCAAACCAGCGTTTTCCTTTATCTGTCGAGCCTACTGAATTACCCGAAGGCGTAGTTGCTGACGTACACTTTGACCCTCAAGAACCAGAGCAGCTTCGTGAAGGTCAGGGTACAAGCCCTTATGGTTTTGCGGGTGATGGTAACGATTTACCACCGGGTGCTACTGCACAAACACTTCAAGAAAAACTTGGTGTTATGCAGAATAAACTTGAGCCTATTTCAGACAAACTGAAAGAGGGGCCGGGTAGAACACCAACAGCTATTGCATTTAGTCCAGCTATGATTGCTGCAAAGAAGATGCAAAAGAAAATTCATGACCAGCTTGAAGAGTCTGGCGCAACTAAACATCTGCGTAATGCTGCATTTGAAATGGCACTCTTTGGTACTGGTGTAATGAAGGGTCCGTTTGCTGTTGACAAAGAATATCCTAATTGGGATGAAGACGGTAATTATGATCCGTTGTTTAAAACAATCCCACAAGTAAATCACGTATCTGTTTGGAACTTCTATCCAGACCCAGATGCTAACAATATGGATGAAGCACAGTTTGTGGTTGAACGTCACAAGATGTCACGTACGCAATTACGTAATTTGAAGAAGCGTCCTTACTTCCGTGGTGAAGTCATTAACGAAGTTATTTCTATGGGTGAAAACTATACCAAGAAATACTGGGAAGATGACTTGTCTGACTATGCACCAGAGCATGGCATAGATCGTTTTGAGGTACTTGAGTATTGGGGCATGGTTGATGTTGAGTTGCTTGAAGAGCAGAACATTGACATTCCAAAAGAACTGCGTGACTTTGACGAACTGCAAGCCAATGTGTGGATTTGTAATGGTCGTTTGCTGCGTATGGTGCTTAATCCATTTAAACCATCTAAAATCCCATACTCTGCTTCTCCATATGAATTGAACCCATATTCATTCTTTGGTGTAGGTATCGCTGAAAACATGGACGATACACAGACACTAATGAATGGCTTTATGCGTATGGCTGTTGATAATGCTGTACTGTCAGGCAACTTGATTGTTGAAGTAGATGAAACAAACCTAGTGCCGGGTCAAGACTTGTCACTGTATCCGGGCAAGGTATTCCGAAGACAAGGTGGCGCACCGGGTCAGGCTATCTTTGGTACTAAGTTCCCTAACGTGTCACAAGAAAATATGATGTTGTTTGACAAGGCACGTGTGTTGGCAGATGAAAGCACAGGCTTCCCATCATTTGCACATGGACAGACAGGTGTATCTGGTGTAGGCCGTACAGCTTCCGGCATCTCAATGCTTATGGGTGCCGCACAGGGCAGCACTAAAACAATCATTAAGAATGTAGACGACTATCTGTTACGCCCACTTGGTGAAGGCTTCTTCCGCTTTAATATGCAGTTTGACTTTGATCCTGAGATTAAAGGCGACTTGGAAGTTAAGGCACGTGGTACAGAAAGTCTTATGGCTAACGAAGTACGTAGCCAGCGTTTGATGCAGTTCTTGCAGATTGCAAGTAATCCTGCACTTGCACCCTTTGCTAAGTTCCAGTATGTAATCCGTGAGATTGCAAAGTCTATGGAACTAGACCCCGACAAAGTAACCAACAATATGGACGAAGCCGCACTGCAGGCAGAGATTATGAAGGGCTTCCAGCAGCCAGCAGGACCAGAGCAAGGTGGAATGATGCCACCAGCTGGTGCTAATGCTATGGACCCAACAGGTGCAGGTGGCGGCAATATTGGTACTGGGCAGGTTCCTGTACCGGGTGAACAAGGATTTAGTGCGAATGGACAAGGAAATATTCAGCAAGCTGAAGCCGCTGGTCAGCAACAGCCGCCAATGGGACCACTTCAGTAATTATTTAGATGTGCTTATTAAGCAACAGCATAAGACATTAGAACAATCTGAAAGTATGATTAACGTGCATAAAGCACAAGGTGCTATTGAAGCATTGCGTAAGATTAGACGATTACGTGAGGACGTAACAAAAGCTGAAGGATAATACTATGGCTAAACGTATGGCAAAACAAATGGAACTCTTTGAGCCTGTAACACGTGGCTTTGATGAGGGTGGCCTTATGGATGAAGGCGGCATGGTTGATGAAATGTCTGGCAACGAAGTACCGCCCGGTTCATTGCGTGAAGAAGTACGTGATGACATTCCTGCTCAGTTGAGCGAAGGTGAATTTGTTTTCCCTGCAGACGTAGTGCGTTACTTTGGCCTTGAAAAACTTATGGAAATGCGTCAAGAAGCTAAAGCTGGTCTTGCACGTATGGAAGCTATGGGTCAAATGGGTAATTCAGATGAAGCTACATTGCCCGATGATATTCCATTTGACGTAGAAGATTTAGAAGTAGACAACGAAGAAGATGATTTAGAATTTCAAGTAGGTGGTTACGTACCGGGCATGTATCAACGGCCTATGATGCAACCGCAACCTTATTCTCCATATGGACAACAGCCACCTAGTGTATTTGGTCCTCAACCTTCTTCTGTACAGCCTTCATTTACTTATACACCAGATAGAAGTAATCTTCCTACATTCCAACAAACAATTGGACCGGGTGTTCCTTATGTAGATTTTGAATATGTTGAATACGTAAATGATGCGGGTCAAACAGTTAGACTTCGTAGAAGCAAAACAACAGGTAAATTACTTGACCCAGTTCCTGCTGGATTTAGACCAAAAAGCCAAAAAGTTACAACTCAAACTACACAGGTCAGTAGACCAACACAAGATGATGGTGGAGGAGATAGGGACGTAACTACAGGTGTTACTTCTGCTCCTGTTCCTGATTTCCTTAAAGGTATATTGGGTACACAAGAAAAACCTGCTGGAAGCACAATGGATGCATTTTTTGATGTATCTAAAACAGATATTTATGGTGGTACACCCTTTGCGTCTTCTAACAAAGAATTACGTTCTGCCATTTTCTCGCAAGGGCAGTATCAGTTAGGTACTCTTGGTATCGGCGGTATAGGCACAGCTTTGGCTAAAGAAGCTGGCGTTATGAAATATAGCTTCAATGATGTTGCTATAGCAGGAAATAGAGCCAAAAAAGATGCACTTGACTTTTTAGGTTTTGGTGACATGAAACAATTAGCAGATACTACACAGGCAAGTCTTGTAGCAAAAGCTATGAAAACAGCGCACGAAGCTGCTAAAAAGGGTCAAGATGTACAAGCTGAACTAGATAAAATATATGCATCTCAAGAAGCAAAAAATGCTAGACTTCAAGCGGCAGAACAATTGAAAAATCAAATTGTAGGTGCTAATGGTACATATGCGGATGCTGCTGAAACATATAGTACATTAAAAACTACCTATGAAGATCAATTGAAAAATCTTCTTGATGGTGGTTTTGATAATGAACTTGGCGGTAAAGGTATTGTAACAGATTCAAGTGGAAAAGCAGTACAAAGTGCGGATGGTCCTGTTTTAACTGGGGCGGGTAAAACATTAAAAGATCAATTAGAAGCTAAAATTGGTAGAACTAAAGCAGCTACTGCACTACAAGCAACTGTTGGTTACGAAACTACATCAGGCGAAACTTTAACTAGAAATGATACTCGTGGATTGGGCGATGCATCAATAGATGTTGTAAAGTCTGTTGCTGCTGGTGCTGACATCGAAGCTGCTGCATGGGAATCAGGGTTTCCAACAGATGACTCAATTGATGATGAAACAGATGCTCTAGACCCCGGTTTTGGTGATGGACCGACTGTAGGTGTTGGCGAAGATGGTCCTGATAGAGAAGATACTCGTGATGGATCAACTGTAGGTGTTGGTGAAGATGGTCCTGATAGGGATAGTCCGACAGTAGGTGTTGGTGAAGATGGTCCTGATAGAGGTACAACTAGCGGATCAGTTGGTCGTGGTGAAGATAGCCCTACTGCCGCTAGGGATGCAGCTGAATTAGATGCTATGGCAAGAGCAGAAGCCCAAGAATCAGACGAATCTAATGACAGCGGTGGATGCTTTATAACAACAGCTATTGTGGAAAAGAAAGGTGAAGCAGATGATGGCGAAACCTTAACTAAATTGCGTAAATTTAGAGATGAGTACATGGTAGACAAACCAGAAGAAGTGCAAGAATACTACGATATTGCACCTAAGATTATAGAGGCAATAAATGATGACAAAGAATGGAAATGGATAGAAGATCAAATTCAAAAAGCTATTGCATATATAGATGAAGAAAAACAGGATGATGCTTACGCTACGTACAAAAATATGGTGTCTACTTTAAAAGAAAAATGGTTGGTATAATGGAAGAACAAGTATTAGAATTTTTAAGAACAAGATTTTCTGGACTTTCAGAAGAAGAGAAAAATACAATTAGGTCTTTAGCAGGTACACCTGAAGGAAGGGTGCTGGCTAAAATGTTTGGTTCCGCTATAATGAAAGAAATAGTGTTTCGCAAACCTTCGGGGCCAACCAAAAGACGTGGTTTAGCTGCACGTTAAACAGCTATATTAGTTGGCTACTCACTCCCCACGCCCGACAGTGTGGCTACAGTGGCCCCAACAAAGGAATAAACAATGAACGATACAATTATGGCTGAAGAAATGCAGTCACCAAAGAAAGTTGCGTTTGCAAATCGTAAATACACTAACGAAGATAAACGCAAGATGGAAGAAGAAGAACTAGAACAGCTAATGAAAGAACAAAAGGGTGAAGTGGAAGAAACCGCAGAACCACAAGAAGCTGAACCTACAAACGCAGAAGAAAAAACATTTAAGAAGCGTTATTCAGACTTACGCCGACACCAGCAAAAACAAGCTGAAGAGTTTAAAGCTGAACTAGATGCAATGAAACGGCAACTAGAACAAGCTACTAAAAAAGAAATGAAGCTACCCAAGTCTGATGAGGACATTGAACAATGGGCAGCAGACTATCCAGATGTAGCAGCTATCGTTGAAACAATTGCAATGAAAAAGGCACGTGAACAATCCAGTGCTTTGGAAGAACGTGTAAAGTTCATTGATGAAATGCAGCTTAATGCAACTAAAGAAAAAGCTGAAGCAGCGTTGATGCAGATGCATCCAGACTTTGATGAGATTCGTGACAGCGATGACTTCCACAATTGGGCAGAAGAACAGCCTAAGTGGGTACAAGACGCACTTTATGACAATGATAACGATGCACGATCTGCCGCTAGAGCAATTGATTTGTACAAAGCTGATATGGGTATTGCTAAAAGCAAACCTACTAAAGATAAGGATGCAGCCAAGTCTGTATCTACAAGGAACTCAAGAAGTAGGCCACAAGACGATGAGTCTTCGACTTACTTAAAAGAATCACAAGTACAAAAGATGTCACCTCAACAGTATGAGAAGATGTCTGACGAGATCATGGAAGCTATCCGTAGTGGTAAGTTCATCTATGATGTATCTGGCTCTGCTAGATAATATATAAAAAAGTGTTGACAAATAGTTATTTTTACGTATAACTATAGTCAGATTAGTGTAACTGTATTGCGCAATATGGTTACACGACAATTCGCAAACAGCAAAGTCTTACGGATTACCTGAAGAACATGGCCCGTTGAATAGTAGGGCGGCCACCTTACTAAGATACGCACCCAAGTGAATCAGCCTCTGATTAGTCTTGTGAGTTTGTATCTGTGAAATGCTATAAAATTAGGAGAAAATATCATGGCTTTTACTACCGCAGCCGGGTATGGTAACCTTCCTAACGGCAATTTTAGCCCAGTAATTTACAGCAAACAGGTGCAGCTTGCGTTCCGCAAGTCAGCTGTTGCTGAAGCTATCTCAAATTCCGACTACTTCGGTGAGATTGCTAACATGGGCGATTCCGTGAAGATTATCAAGGAACCCGAAATCACAGTCAAGGCTTACGCCCGTGGTACAACCATCACGCCGCAAGACATTGACGATGAAGACTTCAACCTGACCATCGACAAAGCTAACTACTTTGCGTTCAAGGTTGATGACATTGAAGAGGCACACTCACACGTTAACTTCCAGTCACTGGCAAGTGATCGTGCTGCGTATCGCCTTGCTGACCAGTTTGACCAAGACGTTCTTGGCTACTTGTCAGGTTACAAGCAGTCTGCTCTACATGCAAATGCTGACACAGTAAACACAACTGTTAATGGTTCTGTTGCTGTAGCAACTGCAGGTTCAGACGAACTGCTTGCCAGCATGAAGCTGGACGCAACTGACTTTGCTGGCACAGGTGTTGCTGGTCAGTCAATCTCAATCCTGCCACGTACAGGTGCAGGTGCCGTTCCAACTGGTAACGGTGAAGCAAACCCACTTCAGGTCATTGCTCGTATGTCACGTCTGCTAGACCAGCAGAATGTTGACACACAAGGCCGTTGGTTGGTTGTTGATCCTGTATTCATGGAAGTTCTGAAAGACGAAGATTCACGTCTGCTCCAAGCAGATTGGGGTGGGTCAGGTCTGCAGAACGGTTTGGCTCTTCCAAACCTGCATGGCTTCCGTGTTTACGTTTCAAACAACTTGCCATCAATCGGAACTGGTTCGTCTACAACTGGTGGCATGAACGCCTCTAACTTTGGCGTGATTGTTGCTGGTCATGATTCATCTGTTGCAACAGCAGAGCAAATCAACAAGACCGAAACCTACCGTGACCCTGACAGCTTTGCTGACATTGTTCGTGGTATGCATTTGTATGGTCGCAAGATTCTTCGTCCTGAAGGTCTTGTTAACGCCATCTACAACT